TCAAAAAGGGATATTATCACTATCGTCCGGAACACCCAGAAAGTCATTTATTTCATTCTGATATACATCCCATGGTTTCAAAAGTTTGTTTTGAAAAAACTCCGTTTTATTTCCGCAAGTCTCACAAAAACGCGCATTTGAAGGGTTTTTATGATATATCCTATCATCGAAATTACCGTTATAATCGTATATTTCTTGTCCAAGACAATAATTGTAAACTTTAGTACCACAAATTTTGCAGTGCTCTGCATTTTCGCTAAAATCCTCATTATCGCATAATGGACATTTAAGAACTTTCATGTTTTCATCTAATTCAACGCCATCCCCATAAATCAATCTATCAACTCCTTTCACAAAGACACTATTTTCTTCCCCACAAATCTTACAATACTGTGAATGTCCGGCTTCTGCACTTTTACAATTCATACAATAATAACCATAGAGTAGATTGTATTGTCCGAAATACACCTTATGTTCTGGCTGAATTCGATATCCATCGACCGAAAGAAAATTTATTCGAGCTGTTGCTGCGTCATAGGAAATATTAAATGCTTCCGAAACTTCAGTGATAGAATAACAGTTCGAAGCATCTGCGAGAGAGATAACTAAGGGTTGCGGCGAAAGAAAATTGCGTGCAAAACAGTTTGCTTCGTTTTCAAATCGCTTATAAGCACCGGCAGAAATTCCTTTGCGGAGCATGATATCTGTATCTGCCTTTCGATGATGCTGTAAAAAAATATGCCCCAACTCATGGGCAATAGTGAAGCGGGTTAAACCCGTATTCATTTTTGTATCATTATAATAAATAATGTACCTTTCCCGTTTATGGTCATATGCGCAGGCTCCTAGATCACTTTCAAAGTAGTCACAAATATCTTCAATTGTTAAGCCAGTTTGAATTGAAAATTTTGTATAGGAACACGTCTTAACCGAACGATTTAAAGCTCTTAATATTTTATTTAAGACGATTGGGACTTCATTGTAGCCATAATCATGAAGTGCCTTTATGCTCTCCGATACAGCTAAATCATAGTCGGCTCTCATTCAATATCTTCATCTTCATCAAACAAGTCGTCAAAAGATAGTTTGAGAAGGCCTAACATTTTCTTTTTCTGATCAGCAGTCATTTTTTTTGCAGCTCTTTGTATAACTCTGATTTCTGGCTCGTCGTCAATAGAATTATTAAGGGCTAATAGGTAGTTATAATCTAAATTAAGCCTCTTACCGATAGCTTTAAGAGTTGCGTTATCAGGTGAAATACCATCGTCATTTTCAATTCTTGAGACCGTAGAATGGCTGATCTTGGTATCAATACCTAATTGACGCTGGCTTAGACCAAGTTCCGTTCTTTTTTGAGCGATATATTTGCCTAGGGTCATCTTTTCATCAGTCATTTTAGCACCTCCTTGCTGACTATAGTCTATCACATGTGTTACATCAATGCAACAATAAAATGCATCTTATGAAAATGTGTTGATTTAATGGAACGACAATGGTATATTTAATATGTACCATCGGATCAACACCAGGGGGTGATAGGTTGATAAGATTGAATTTAGTGAATTTTTACAAGCTTCAAGGTGATCTAACTGAAATAGAGATGGCAAAAAAAATAGGAATTAGCCGGTCACAATTATGGAGAATTAAGAAGAAAAACTCATCTGTTGGTGAGTTATTCATAATTAAATTTAAAAAAACATATCCAAATGAATCGTTTGACGATTATTTTTTTATTGAAAGCGTTGATTTGATGGAACGATGTAACATCAAGTAAACCGTTTGTAAGGAGGATGACAATGTACGCAGAACATAAAGATAACAGAATCATTATATACAACAGCTTTGCTTACAAGGAAACCATTAAACAGATTCCAGAGAGGATATGGAATATAGCAGATAAGACATGGAGCATTCCATACAATGAAGATAACCTAATTACGCTTCAAATGATTGGCTGCAATCTATGTGATGAGTTGTCAAATAAGGTTGAAGCAGCAAATCTTAAAAGGAACAACAAAGATAGACTTGCTACTCCGGTAGAGCCGATGCCCATAAAGGCAGTTCCTTACACGCATCAGATAGAAGCCTATAATCTAGCCTGCACTTCATTAGGGATTTTCAAAGCAGGCGATGCTTATTGAATGTCTCAATAAAGAAAAGCCCAGGATATGCACTTCTTATGGAAATGGGCTGCGGTAAGTCAATTACCACAGTAGCTGTTGTCGGGCGGGCATTTCTCAATGGGCGTATAAAAAGAGTTTTAATTATTGCCCCAAAATCCATTGTGGCGGTATGGAACGAAGAATTTATGAAGTTTGCAGACTTTCCATATAGCTTGATAGTCCTAAGTGGGAGTAGTGAAAAGAAGAAGGAACAGCTAGGAAAGGTTTCTGAGGAAGGGCTGCAAGTAGTGGTTGTAAATTATGACAGCGTTCCACTCATAGAGTCGAGTCTTCTAGCCTGGAACCCGGATTTTATTGTTGCAGACGAATCAACAAGGATCAAGAATCCAAATGCCAAGTCAAGCAAGGCTATTCACAGGATTTCAAAAAAGTGCAGGTATAGAATGATCCTAACCGGATCACCTGTCACTCAAAATCCTCTGGATCTTTACAGCCAGTACAAGATGCTGGATGAGTCAATATTTGGAACCTCATTCTATGCGTTTAAGAATCATTATGCGGTCTTAGGAAACTACAATCAGCCGGTTGGATATAAGAACATGCCGGAGCTGATTGAAAAGGCACACTCAGTAGCTTACAGGGTGACAAAAGCAGATGCGCTTGATCTGCCAGATACGATTGATGAGATTTATCCGATCTGCCTTGAGAGCAAGGCTGCAAAGCTCTACAAGCAGTTTGTAAAGGATTCCTACATGGAGCTATCCAAGGGTGAAGTGACCGCTACCAACATTCTTACAAGGCTTCTTAGGTTACAGCAGCTCACTGGGGGCTTTGTCAGGCCAGATGAGGAAGCAGAGCGCTATGAGCAGGTATCTAAGACTAAAATAGAAGCGCTTGAGGACATCATAGATACAATGAAAGAATCCGGCGAGAAGCTGGTGGTGATGGCCAGGTTTATTCCAGAGATAAGAGAAATAACAAAGCTTCTTGAAAATAAAAAGATAAAACATGCTCTCATATGTGGCGAGGTCAAGGACAGAGCTGAGCAAATCAGGAGGTTCCAGGAGGACAAGGAGTGCATGGTTTTTGTAGGACAACTACAGACAACCTCTATGGGGATCACATTGACAGCGGCAAGCACCTGTGTTTTTTATAGTCTCTCATACAACTATTCGGATTATATTCAAGCCAAAGCCCGCATACACAGGATTGGGCAAAATAAAAAATGCGTCTACATTCACCTGGTTGCCAAAGGAACAGTTGATGAAACTGTCATGGAGGCTCTAGGGAGGAAAGAAGATATAGCCCACGCTATAGTAGACAACTGGAAGAAACTCATTAAGTAAAGGAGGCAGCGCCTATGGAAAATGAAATGTTTAAACTAGCAGAAAAACTAAAGGAACTAAGGGAAGCCAAGAAACAGGCAGAAAGTAAAGTCAAGGACATCAATGCTTCCATTGATGAAACCGAAAATAGACTGTCTGAGATGATGATAGGCAGCGAGACACAAAGCTTCAACCGAAGTGGGACACTATTTTATCTTAATACTAAGATTTATGCATCAGCAGTGGCTGAGCGTAAGCCGGAACTATTCGAGGCACTGAAGGGCAACGGGTTTGCTTCACTAGTCGTTGAAACTGTGAATGCCAATAGCCTGGCGGCATTTGTCAAAGAGCAAATCGCTGAGAATGAGGACACATTACCTGACTGGCTACAAGGCAAAGTTAATGTATTTGAAAAGACGGCAGTAGGAATCAGAAAAGCGAAGTAGTCTCTAATGGGCTACGGATAACGATGAAAATAAGGACAATTTACATAGATGCAAAGACACAGAGGAGAAGCTTTCATCACTGAACAGAAGCAAAATAATAAAAATACGGAGGACGACAAAATGTCAAAAAATGAAATAGCAGTTCAAAGCAGCGGGTACATGGCAGTAAGAAATTTCAATGAGGATAGCGGTATTTTAGAGGAACTAGATGGCCTATACACCACATTCGATAAGGTCAAGATCCCAGCGGGAGGGGGCCTAATGTTTGAAGTGGCAGGAGACGACGGCGAGATGGAGCCGGTTAAGGAGATAGAGGGAGTAATTCTTTATCATCATGCGACAAATAGCTTCTACAAAGAAAAATATACTGGCGGGAACAATCCTCCGGACTGTGGCAGCTATGATGGCAAGATAGGCGAAGGCAATCCAGGCGGAAGCTGCGCAGCATGCCCGTACAACCAGTTTGGCAGTGGAGATAACGGAAACGGTAAAGCATGTAAAAACAAAAGAAGGATATTCATACTGCGAGAAGGAGAAGTATTCCCTATTATGCTCTCACTCCCAACAGGCTCCCTTAAGGAATTTACAAGCTTTATACGAAGGCTAGTGACCAAGGGGAAAAGGTCGCATACTCTTGTCACTAAGATTTCTCTAAAGAAAGCGACAAGCAGCAGCGGAATTCAGTTCAGCCAGGCAGTCTTTTCAATAAAGCGTAGCCTTACTGAAGAAGAAGTAGCTGCGGTGCTTCCAATGGTTGAGCATATTAAGGAAATGTCTAAAAGCATTGCTTTGGATTCAGATACAGAAAATGCATTCAATTACGAAATCGATGAAGAAACCGGAGAGGTTAAGCCTCTTAGATAAGAGTAAGCTAATGGTGTGGGAGCAGAGGTGCTGCTCCCAGATTCACTGTGAAAGGAGCATTTGCAATGGATTATAAATGTATCACAAATATAAACATAATAAAAAATTATCTAAGCGGAGCTAGTGAGGTTGCCTTCGACTTTGAAACAGCGCCAAGTGCTGAATATCGAAATGTTCCGTTTGCAGCGCTAGACCCTCATAAATCAGATATTGTTGGAGTATCACTATCAGTCGAGACAAATACAGCAATATACATACCACTAAGGCACAAAATCGGAACTAACGCTGATATCCCAGCAGTCATGAAAATGCTCAGGGAACTTGTATTTGCAAATAAAGCAGTAACGAAGATAGCACACAACCTTAGCTTTGAAACGATGTTTCTATATAAACAAGGTATAATGCTGCAGGGGCCAGTATACGACACGATAGCCGCCGCGCAGCTAACTCTCAAGTCGGACAAGGAGTTTAGAAGCTTGGGAGATAGCGGCCTTAAAACTCTGGTGCCGGAACTTCTAAAGGTGGAGCTTCCAAAATTTGAAGAGGTCACAGGTGGCAGGCACTTTGACGAGCTCGATCCGATGGATAAGGAGACAACAAGGTATGCCTGCGCAGACAGCGATTATACTCTGCAGCTTTATTATCTTTTCAATGACTGGTTCAGAAAGTACATGATAGAACACGAAAGTGTGGTAAGGAGCTTAGAAAGCCCGACTGCTGTATTTGTAGGAATGATGAAGTATAACGGCATTATGGCTGATACGCTCCTTATGTATCAAAAGCAGCTTGAAGCAGAAAATAAGCTATCTGAGCTAAGAAATGAAATTAACCGCATTGCCGGTAGAGAGCTAAACATAGGTGCTAATGCCTCTACGGATGATTTCAAAAAGTATCTATACGAAGAACAAGAGCTTCCGGTGCTTAAAACAACCATGAAGTTCAAGGAAGCGGCAGACGATGAAGCCTTGATCTTACTCAAAGGGTATTGCGCAAAGAATAAGCCGGCTATGGTGCCCATTATTGAGACTGTCCAGGAATACCGTAAATGGGCAAAGCTAAAATCAACATATATAGATGGAGTATTGAATTTCGTAAATCCTGTAACTAGAGCTGTTCATCCTGACTTTTTTCCTCTGGGGACAGATACAGGTAGGTTTGCTAGCAGAAAACCTAATGCGCAGAACTGGCCTCGCAAGGACAATGATCCAATAGGCATCAGAAACTTCTTCCATGCCAGGGAAGGGCATGTGCTACTTGATTTTGACTTTTCACAGATAGAGCTGAGGGTAGGAGCTTATTACTGCAGGGATGAGAGGATGCTGGATACATATAAGAGTGGCGGAGATATTCATGCGCAGACCACCTCTGTCATCTACGGAATCCCCTTTGAACAGGCAAGCGATAAAAACGCCGAGCATTACAAGGAAAGAAGAAGCATAGCAAAAAACTGCAACTTTGGCGTGTTTTATGGCCTCTTTCCAAAAGGGCTTCAAAGGACACTCCAGTTTAAGGCGGGACTTAACACCTCACTTTCGGAGTGCGAGGAGATCATAAGTAACCTGAAGGCTGGTTATCCTGGCCTTACTAAGTGGCAGGAGGAGACGAAGCGCCAAGCAAGCTATCAAGAATACAGTAAGACAGCTTTTGGAAGGCGAAGATATCTAAAAGGCATCAACTGCAGAGAATGGGGAGTAAAATCCTATTGGGAGCGCTGCGCACTTAATACTCCAATTCAAGGCACTGCTGCTGATATTCTAAAGCTATCAATGGCTAGAATCATAGATGGGATTAGTGAGAGGCCATATATAAGACCGCTGCTGACAATTCACGACGAGCTTGTATTTGAAATTCCAGAGGATAAACTCGAAGAAGCTACTGTATTCATTAAAGGCTGCATGGAGCAAAAACCCTTTGATGATTTTGACGTCCCAATTGTTGCTGAAGGTGCGGTGGGCAGAAGATTTGGTGAATTGGAGGAGCTCTAATGAATGATATAACGCTTTTTATGGCAGAGCTAAAGGTTTATAAAAACGCCTTGCCTCATAAGATATTCAAGTGCATCAGGGGACAAGTCTTATCTGGGGATGTAGTAGGTGCAAAGAAGGGACTCGAAAAATTGCTAAAGGAGAAGAAGCCTGATTTAAGCAATAAATCAAGTTAAGCATAGCAATATGGCAAAGGGCAAACTGGCTAAGATTAAGTAGATATAATGTTTTAATTAATGCTAAATGAGAAAGGCTGGTGAGTTTGTGACTGAAGTAAGTATTTCACTTGAGGAGTTTTTAAGACCTTTTTTCAATCCGCATGAAAACGTCTGTGTCAGAGTGTTTTCGGATAGGAAAGAGGAGGGCTTCAAGGGGCAGAAGATAGACATCAATATGGCCAAGGTAGAGCAGTTTGTGCCGCTACTGAATGAATACAACAAGAAAAATCGAGGGATATTCTTTGTTGTAAATTACGGCGGCAATGAAGACAAAGAGATTACAAGGATAAATGCGCAGTTTGTTGAAAATGACACGCTTCCAATTAAAGAGCAATACGAGAACCTACTATCATTCCCCTTGGAGCCCAGCCTAATTGTCAAAACTAAAAAATCGCTGCACGCCTACTGGCTAATCAAGGGCGGGGATGTAACAAAGTTTAGGAGAGTACAGTCAAAGCTTGCAGAGCATTTTAGCGGCGACAAGACCATCGTCAATGAGAGTAGGGTTCTAAGGCTTCCGGGATTTGAGCACAGAAAAAGCGAGCCGGTGATGGTAAGTTGCATCAAATACAATCCGGAGCTAAGGTATACGCAGGAACAGCTCTTAGAGCATCTTCCAAAAGGCGATGGAAAAGGAGAAAGTAAGCCCAAGTTACAAGGCAAGCATAAAGGAATTGACCTTGTACTAAGGCGCTGCGAGTTTATAAAGCACTGCAAGGACAATGCGGTAACTCTCCCAGAGCATGAATGGTATGCGATGATAACAAATCTGGCTGTCTTTGAAGGTGGAGAAGATGTCATCCATGAGTATTCAAAAGGATATGCAAAGTATAGTCAGAGCGAAACGGATGATAAGATTCAACATTTTTTAGAAAGCAAGACTAGGCCTATAAACTGCAGCACCTTTTTTGAAAGGGGATTCACCTGCAAAAAGTTTGTAGAAGGCAGTTGCAGTTGCAAGGCTCCAGCGGCGTTCATATACACTCCTATGACCGCAGACGACTTGGTTGAAGCGCTCTTAGAGCAGCCGGTGTCGAGGAATGTGACAAAGGACGTGGAGCAGGCGGCAAGGTTCATTACCGAGTATATGTATAACATACCTGAAGTTACAGCAGAGCCATTTATTACTACAGAAATCAAGAGACATTTTGAACTGAAAAACGACAACGTGAAAACACTGATGAAAAAATACAAAGAGCAATATTCAAGCTATCAAAAATCAAGAAAACAAAAATCAGAAAACACTGCCGAAGTGCCTCCTTGGTATGAGCTCACCGAAAACGGGATGAAGTTTATACCAGGGATTCTTGCGACACATATGAGCCAGGAAGTGTCAGCATTTTATGGTGCGGAGGATTTCTATATATACGAAAATGGAGTTTACAAGACAGTAAAGGATCTGGTAGCGGCAAAGCTGGTCAGAAAGCATCTGATGGACAGATACGCAACAATGAGCGGAATCAATGATGCTCTTGGCCAGTGGCAGATGCTAATATACAAGCCTGTCAATCAGCTGAACTCAAATCCGTTTATAATCAACGTCAAAAACGGGCTTTACAATATCCTTGAGGATAAGCTTAAGGAACATACGCCTGAGTATTACAGCACAGTCCAGATAAGCGCAAGCTATGATCCAAGTGCAAAATGCCCGCTGTTTCTAAAGTTCCTATCGGAATGCCTGGATGCTGATGAAATCTTTATGGTGCAGGAGATTCTCGGGTATCTGCTTATTCCTATAAACAAAGCTCAAAAATCCTTTGTATTTGTGGGTGCAGGAAATGCAGGAAAGTCAACGCTGCTGTCAGTTGCTCAGGAAATCCTTCTTGGCAGCAACAATGTTTCAAACGTGCCTTGGCAGGCATTAGCTGACAGGTTTAAGACAGCAGAGCTCTTTGGAAAGCTGGCGAACATCTTTGCGGATCTTCCTTCAAAGAGCATTGACGACAATGGGCTTTTTAAAAGCATCACCGGAGAGGATTACATCACAGTGGAGAAAAAGAACAAGACTCCGTTTTCTTTCAAGCCTTATGCAAGGCTTTTATTTTCCTGCAATGAGATTCCAAGAAACTATGGCGACAAGAGCAGCGCCTTTTACAGAAGGCTAATCATCATAAGGTTCGATAGGCCAATACCAATGCATAAGAGGGATGCATCCCTTCGTGAGAAGCTGACTGTTGAAGCTGATGGAATATTTATGTGGGCGCTTGAAGGATTGAAGCGGCTTATTAAGAACAACTACCATTTCACTGAAAGTGATAGGTCCAAGGCTGAGGTTGAAAAATACAAGACAGAATGCAACAGCGTGCTATCATTTGTGGATTATGCCTGCGAGATTTCCGAAGCAAAATTCATAGAGTCGAAGGAGATGTATAGAAATTATAAGGAATATTGTGATGAGGCTGGTCTAAATCCGGTATCCCAGATACGATTCAATAAAGATTTGATGGAGAATGTACCCAATATTACGTCGAGCAAGGATACTGTGAGCAGAAGAGTTATTGTAAAAGGGATAGGACTGGCATAATTTCGAAGCAGATTCGTAGCAGTTCGAAGAAGTTTTCGAAGCAGATTATCCAGCAGTTATAAGGCTTTCGAAGCTCTCGTAGCAATATTTCATTTTCTTCACATAGAACCAGAAATATAGTATATGGTGTGTTTTTTGGGAATCTAATAAAGATATAGACAAACTGCTTCGAGCTTCGAACTGCTTCGAAAAATTTACTGGATTTGAGGGCTAAAAGCTTGGAAAATCAGGTGTGTAGCATTTTATGAGTCATTCAAAACTGCTTCGAAACTGCTTCGAAAACGCTTCAAAACTCCTTCGAGAAATTTGCTGTATAGGAGGTACAAATGCTTGAAAAAGCTATAACGAAGAAGATTCTTGATTATTTAAAGTCTCTGGATAACTGCTTCGCTTTTAAGGAGCATGGTGGCAGATATGGCACCGCAGGAATTCCAGATATCATATGCTGCTTTAATGGCAGGTTCATTGCCTTTGAGGTTAAAACCGACAAGGGCAAGTTGACAAAACTCCAAGAAATCACAATACATAGAATCAAAGAGGCGAATGGCGAAGCTTTCAAAGTGACAAGTTTGGAAGAGGTTAAAAAAATACTTGAAAACTTGGAGGGTTAACCTATGATGGCAAAAGAATATTTATCTCAAGCATTTAGGCTTGATCAGAGAATAAACAGCAAACTGGAGCAAGTGGCTAACTTAAGAGACTTGGCTACAAAAGCAACAGCGAGCATTCATGCAGAGCGCGTCAGCGGAACAAAGCAGCGCAGCCCAATGGAGAATGCCATCGTAAAGCTGATTGACCTGGAGCGTGAGATTGATGCGGATATAGATAAGCTGGTGGATTTAAAGCGTGAGATTATTGGAGTGATAAACTCAGTAGAGCAGCCTGAGTATCACCTGCTTTTGGAGCTTAGATACTTAAGCTATAAGACGTGGGAAGAGATAGCTGAGGTGATGAACTACAGCTGGCGCAACGTTCACTATGTTCATTCAAAAGCACTAAAAACTGTGAAACTCGACAGTTCTTTGCATGGTTTTGCACAGTAGACCTGTGATATTATATAAACTGTAGAAGTAGCATAGATTATAGCCCTTGAAGATTATATTTTCTGGGGCTTTCTTTATGCAGTTAAATAGAAAAATGATGGAGTTGATATACATGCCAATGAAACCAAAGAAGCCCTGCAGGCATCCAGGGTGTCCGCTGCTGACATCAGATACTTACTGTGAATTTCATGCAAGACTGCATGTGAATGATAGACCTAGTGCAAGAGAGCGTGGCTATGACAGCAGGTGGAGAAAAGCAAGTAAGATATATTTAAAAGCAAATCCTCTATGCAAACAATGTGAGAAGGAGGGGAAGCTAACGCAAGCTACAGTAGTTGATCACATTATACCTCACCGGGGTGATAAGGTCCTCTTCTGGGATGAAAGCAACTGGCAGCCTCTGTGTAAAAGATGCCACGATAGGAAGACTAGGATTGAGGACCAGCATCCAGAATATAATTATTAAATAAACATGAAGCTGTTATGTAGCGCATGAACATTTGATTAAGACAGCACCATTTGGCAAAAGCAATCCCCTGGGGGGTACAAATCTCTACGCCTTATGCCCCAGGGACCGCCCGCCCACTCCGTGTGAAATTTCGCGAAATTAAACAAGGGGGGTTATCCTTTTGATTTTAAAAAGACTGAAAACCCTGTAATACTAAGGCTCAAAGGCACATTTGAAATTGCGCAAAGGTATAACGGAAAAACGAAGGAAAATAACGCTAAAGCCATGTAATTAGTGGTTTTTAGCAGTTTTGTCGTTAAAACTATAAATGCTCTTAAAACGCCATGGAAAGCTTGAAAAATAGCTATTCCAGGCGTTTTTTTATTGCTGCTTTCAATACTGCATGCGCAAAAAGGGATGTGAGATGTGACTGAGATAGAAAGACAACAAATATATGATCTTCGCATAAAAGGGATTGGTTATAAGGCCATTGCGGCAGTGCTTGGAGTTTCCAGGGATAGTGTCCGTAGCTTTTGTGTAAGACATGGACTTGATGGAGATTCAAAGGTCGTATCCCTTAACGTAGAAGAAAAGATAAAAAAGCATATCCTCTGCGCCTGCTGCAATAAAATGATTAAGCAAAAGGATCATGGCAGAGCTAGACGATTTTGCTCTAATGAATGCCGTAGGAAATGGTGGAAGGATAATCCGCAGCGGCGAAATAAAAAAGCGACCGCAGTATATCACTACATATGTCCAAGCTGCAATAAGGAGTTTAGCTCTTATGGGAATAAAAAGAGAAAATACTGCAGTCATGAATGCTATATAAAATCTAGATTTTGGAGTGATGAAGATGGAGTTTAAAAAACTTAGAATAGATGAATTGATACCAGCTAGCTACAATCCCAGAAAAAAGCTAAAGCCGGGAGATAGTGAGTTTGAAAAGATAAAAAACAGCATTACAGAGTTTGGCTATGTAGACCCTGTTATCGTCAATAAAGATTTGACGGTTATAGGGGGCCATCAAAGGCTGACTGTTTTAAAGGAGCTTGGATATTCAGAAATAGACTGCGTGGTTATTGAGATCGACAAGACGAAGGAAAAAGCGCTAAATATTGCTCTCAATAAAATAAGTGGCGAATGGAACAAGGAGCTCCTGGCTGATCTTATCAAGGATTTACAGTCTCTTGACTATGATATTGAATTTACAGGGTTTGAGCCTCCGGAGATCGATCAGCTTTTCAATGAAGTCCACGATAAGGACATCAAAGACGATGACTTTGATTTGGATGCAGAATTAGAAAATGGAGATGAACCCTTATCAAGACTAGGAGATTTGTGGCTTTTAGGCAGACACCGCCTTGTATGTGGCGATAGTACTGTTTCTGAAACTTACGAAACGCTGATGGATGGGAAAAAGGCAAACCTTATTGTTACGGATTTACCTTACAACGTGGATTACAAAGGAGCAGCCGGAAAAATTAAAAATGACAACATGGGAGATAAAGAGTTTTATGAGTTTCTTTTAAAGTCTTATAAAAATATGTATGAGAATGTAGAAGATGGTGCGGCAGCGTATATTTTTCACGCAGATAGAGAAACAGTTAATTTTAGAACTACCCTCAAGGATGCAGGTTTCTTTTGTCACCAAACATGTATATGGGTGAAGAATTCTCCTGTGCTTAATCGCTGTGACTATTTGTATGCCCATGAACCCATACTCTATGCATGGAAGCCAACAGCTGGACATAAGTTTTATGGAGATAGGAAGCAAAGAACGGTTTGGAACTTTGATAGACCTACTAGCTCAAAACTTCATCCGACAATGAAACCCTTGCAATTATTAGCATACCCTATAAAGAACTCTAGCCTTTCAAACTGTATCGTCTTAGATCCTTTTGGAGGGTCTGGCAGCACTTTAATTAGCAGTGATCAGACTAATAGGATCTGCTACACGATTGAATTAGATGAGAAGTTTGTTGATGTTATTGTCAAACGCTACATCGAACATGCAGGAACTGATCAGAACGTTTTTTTGATAAGGAATGGCGAAAAAATTAAATATTGCGATTTAGACAAACCAAATAGATAGCGAATGGCTATTTTGTTGCAATGGAGGAATATTAATGGGGTGAAAGCAAATATCAAAGGCCAGCGATTTGGTAAGTTGCTAGCAATTGAAGAAACAAGTGGTAGAGACGATTCTGGTTCTATAATTTGGAAGATGAAATGTGATTGTGGCAATGAACACTATATTTCAGTAAGAGGTTTGAGATACAGACAAACAAAATCATGTGGGAGATGTACTTCGGTAAAATATAGAACTATCGGTAAAATAACTCGTGGCATATACAGTGATGGTACTTATTTTTTATTCGATACTGAAGACCTGGATAGAGTTAAAAAGCATTATTGGTCGCGAAGCGGTAATGGTTACATCCATTCTTCAATCAATGGGAAGTATACCTGCTTACACCGATTTATTCTAAGGGAAGCAAAACAGCCTGATTTACTAATCGATCATATCAATAGAAATAGATGGGATAATAGAAAAGAAAACCTGCGCTTAATCGATACGGTAGGTAATAGCTTAAACAAAACCATTGATAAGACGGGGAGAACTTCAATTTATAGAGGTGTATGCTGGGATAAAGCCAGGAATAAGTGGAGAGCAGAAATTGCCGTAGGTAGAAAATATAATCTAGGGCGATTTAGTAGTGAAGAAGAAGCTGCAATGGCATATAATCATGCGGTTTATCTTCTAGCATCAGAGTTTGTAGATTACAATGATGTACCAGAAGCACCTAGGTGGATTAAAGATAGCGTATATGAAAAATGCAGTCGCCATTTCGATAAGGCGGCTGTTTCTATTTTAGAGGATAAATCTAAAGAAATACCAGGAGTTGAAGGGGCATTTTTAGTTTGTAACAAAGATAAGATCCCCTGCAAAGAGGCACTTCTAAATGCATAAAAGACTTGCTATTACCTGTGTTTAGAGTGATTAATAGAGTAACAAAAACACAGGAGGGATGGATATGGACGCGTTATTTGCAAGGAAAGCCGAAAATTTTGAAGAACTCAAAGAGCTTACTAGGGAAGCGGTTCAAGACAAATGTGAGGGAACACCATATGAGGTGACAAGAGAGGTTCTAATGAGTGATGCGGCCTTCAGGGAATTTGCAGAGGACCTGCTGAAAGACCAGCCTTGGATTGACAAAAGAGATGGCGGCACAAATAGAAACGGCGAGATAAGATGCATCAGAGTTAAAAATCGGGACACCGGAGAAAAGGTACTTGTAAATCCGGAAGGATATGATTATCCGAGATACACAGCTTTGGAACTTGAATAAGCCCTTCGGGGCTTTTTCACATTTAATTCGATATAAGGCCTAAAAGACTTGCTATTACCTGTGTTTAGAGTGATTAATGTAGTAACAAAAAACACAGGTTAAAGGAGGTCAGAGGCATGAAAACCCAGAGCTTTGGAATCGAGATAGAATTTACGGGTATAACAAGAGCAAAAGCGGCAAAAGTGATAAGCGCATACTTTGGAACAAGAGCTGCCCACATAGGCGGAGGCTACGATGCATACGCAGTGGAAGACAGCGAGGGTAGAACCTGGAAGATAGTAAGGGATGCGAGCATAACAATTGAAAGAGGCGAACAGGTGGAGCTGGTAAGCCCAATTTGCAGATATGAAGACATAGAAACCATACAGGAGCTTGTCAGAAAGTTAAGAGCAGCTGGCGCAAAGTCGAATAGTTCATGTGGACTCCATATACATGTGAACGCGGCGCCCCACACGGCTAGAAGCCTTAGAAATTTAGCAAACATAATGGCCAGCAAAGAGGACCTTATATTCAAGGCCCTGGCAGTGGAGGAGGGCAGGGCACGCCGCTACTGCAAAAAGGTGGATGAGAGCTTCATTGAAGAAATCAACCGCAAGAAGCCTCAGACTCTCGATGAAGTCAAATGCATTTGGTACCATGGCGGTGACGGTAGCAGACAGCATTACCACGAAAGCCGCTACCACGCACTTAACCTTCACAGTGTTTTTCAAAAGGGCACCATAGAATTTAGAATGTTCAACAGTGACATAAAGCACGCCGGCAAGATAAAAGCGTATATACAGTTTTGCCTGGCAATAAGCCATCAGGCTCTGACTCAAAAATCGGCAAGCAAGGCCAAGACGATAACCGACAACCCCAAATACACATTCAGGACCTGGCTGCTCAGGCTGGGACTTATAGGGGACGAATTCAAAACAGCCAGGAAGCACCTTTTGGCGAACCTTGAAGGAGATATAGCATGGCGACAAACACCTGCAGCGTGAAGATAAAAGGGCACACGGGGCACGCAGTCCGCCCCTGATTGCACTTAAAGAGGAGGACCTTGGTCATGAACGAAAAGACATTATATATCGCATATGGTAGCAATCTCAACATCGGGCAAATGGCACAGCGCTGCCCAAGCGCAAAGCTTGTCGGGGAAAGCACCATAGAAGGCTACCGGCTTTTATTCAGAGGCGGCAGGGAAAGGGCAGTGGCCACAATCGAAAAGCAAGAGGGAGGCAAAGTTCCTATTCTGATTTGGCAGCTTGAAGAAAGCGATGAAGAGGCCCTGGATATATACGAAGGCCATCCGTTTTTCTACCGTAAGGAGTGGATGTACGTTGATGTAGATGGAGAGAGTATGAAGGCTATGGTCTACATCATGAATGGAGGCAGAGTGCTTGGAGCGCCAAGCAAGCTCTACTACGACATAATCCTCCAGGGCTATAAGAGTGCTGGATTTGATGAGGGCATATTGGAAGAGGCGCTCAGGGTTTCAACCAGAAAATAAGTTGGGCGACAATCACAAATGACTTGCTATTACCTGTGTTTAGAGTGATTAATGTAGTAATCAAAGACACGGGAGGGATTAGAATGAACAGAAAAGAAATTGTAAAAGCGCTCGAGGAGCATTTTGACGTCAAGGCAAAGTATGAAGGGGCACCGACATTTGCATACAGACTTGAACTGGCGACAGAAGCTTACATTATCGATAAAGATGGAGTAATTAAGAATTTCAAAGGGGACGAGATGAATTTAGATAGGATTCTAAATGGGGAAGCTGAACCATCAGAGGAAGACAATTCCATTATTTCTGGAGTCGAGGTTGCACTCTTGCTTGAAGGGCACACCGGAGTGAGCCTACGCAACTTAGTGAATATGCTCTCAAGTAAACAGAGATTGATTGTCAGGGCATTTAACCTGAGAGAACTTCTTATCGGTGAGGACCTGGCAGAAAAGTTAAGCCATAAAGAAATAGTCTCAATCGAGGACTTTAAAGAAGCGCTCTATGAGGCGGGAGCGGATAGCTACCCTGGGATAAGTTTTGACTTTGAAAATGGAATGGTGGTCTTCAGGCTGATGCTTGAAAATCCAGAAAGGGAAAAGGTTGAGGCTTTTACAGTATTGATGGACTTTGTAAATAAGAATGCAAAAGCGCTAAAGCATGCGTCCTTTAAACCTGCGCAGGAGGATAATCCCAAATACGCTTTAAGGACTTGGCTGATAAGGCTTGGAATGAATGGTAGCGAGTACAAAGCCATAAGAAAGACATTGCTTGCCAATCTCGAAGGCAGCGGGGCGTTCAGGACGGAGGGAGGAAGATATGAATAAAGACACCTTCTTCACACAGAAATTTTGCGACAGGTGCAAAGGGACCCTGGAGAACGGTAGAATAATGTCGATGCTCAACACGGACTGCATTTGCATGGACTGCAAGGAAAAAGAAATGCTCAGCAGCGATTATGATGCGGCTAGGAAAGCGGAGCACGAGGAGATAAAAAAGGGCAACTACAACTTCAAGGGCATCAAAGGCTAAAATGAATTTTGAAAATGAGCTTGTCGGAAGATGGGCTCTTTTTCTTGCGCGAATTTGCGAAGGAGGTGACCCCATGGCGGCCAGAGGAAGAAAACCAAAACCTACTGAACTAAAAATACTCGAAGGCAATCCAGGCAAAAGGCCTATAAACACGCAAGAACCAATACCAAATAAGAAGGCTCCGAGATGCCCGGCATGGCTTGAACCTGAAGCTAAAAAGGAATGGAGAAGGACTGCCAAGCAATTAGAAGAACTGGGCATTTTAACTGAAGTTGATATGGCTGCATTTGCAGGGTACTGTCAAGCTTATGCTAGGTGGAAAGAAGCTGAGGAGTTTATATCTAAGCATGGAACGATTGTAAAAACTCCATCTGGATATTGGCAGCAGGTGCCGCAGGTATCAATTGCTCAAACGTATCTAAAAATCATGAATAAATTCTGTGAACAGTTTGGCCTTACTCCATCGGCAAGAAGTAGAATTGTTGCCGATAAAGGTCAACAAAATTTAGACGATCCTATGGAGCTTATTCTACTGAGTGGAGGTAAAAAAGGTGTTTGATGAAGCTAAAGCGCAACATGCTGTTAATTTTATCAACTGCTTAAAGCATACTAAAGGTCAGTGGAGAGGTGTTCCTTTCGATTTATTGCCTTGGCAGGATAAAATCATTCGGGACATATTTGGAAATCTAAAAGACAATGGCTATAGGCAGTATAATACTGCTTACATAGAAATACCTAAAAAGAATGGAAAAAGTGAGCTGGCAGCTGCGGTTGCGCTTCTTATGACCTGCGGAGATGGTGAATGGGGAGCAGAGGTATATGGCTGTGCGTCTGATCGGCAGCAGGCATCAATAGTGTTTGACGTAGCAGTTGATATGATAGACCAATCTCCGGCACTTAAAAAAAGAATAAAGCCAATCATGTCGGTTAAGAGACTGGTTTACAAACCTACGAATAGTTTCTACCAGGTGCTTTCAGCAGAAGCATATACCAAGCATGGTCTTAACGTCCATGCGGTGGTGTTTGACGAGCTACATGCTCAGCCAAACAGGGATTTGTTTGATGTCATGACCAAAGGTTCTGGTGATGCCAGATTACAGCCTCTATTTTTCTTGATCACTACTGCAGGTACAGATAGAAACTCCATCTGTTTTGAGCAGCATCAAAAAGCAGTAGACATTTTAGAGGGTAGAAAGATTGATTCTACATTTTATCCGGTGATTTATGGTATAGATGACAATGCTAATTGGGGAGATGAAAAGAATTGGTACAGGGCTAATCCATCACTTGGCCATACTATTGACATAGAAAAAGTTAGAAATGCTTTTAACAGTGCGAAAGAAAACCCGGCGGAGGAGAATATATTCAGACAGCTAAGGCTGAATCAGTGGGTAAAGCAGTCTGTCCGTTGGATGCCAATGGAGCTTTGGGATAAATGCTCTTTTCCTGTGGATGCAGAAAAATTAAGAGGAAGAGAGTGTTATGGGGGACTTGACCTTTCAAGTTCCAACGACATAACAGCCTTTGTGCTGGTATTTCCGCCTATACCCGGAGATGACAAATTCTATGTTCTTCCTCACTTTTGGATTCCGGAGGAGAATTTGAAGCTGAGAGTCAGAAGAGACCATGTGCCTTACGATGTCTGGAAGCAACAGGGGCATTTACATACAACAGAGGGGAACGTAATACATTATGGTTTTATAGAGAAATTCATAGAGGAATTGGGTATGAAATACAACATCAAGGAAATAGCCTTTGACCGATGGGGAGCTGTGCAGATGGTACAAAACCTTGAGGGTCTGGGCTTTACTGTGGTTCCTTTTGGACAGGGGTTTAAAGATATGTCACCGCCAACCAAGGAATTAATGAAGCTAACTATGGAAAATAGAATAGCCCATGGAGGGCAGCCTGTACTTTCTTGGATGATGGACAACATTCATGTAAGAACAGACCCGGCTGGGAATGTTAAGCCGGATAAAGACAAATCTACTGAGAAGATAGATGGAGCAGTAGCAATGATTATGGCCTTGGATAGGTCTGTAAGGAATGAGAGTAAGGAATCAGTTTATAATGAGCGGGGTATTTTGATACTTTAAAAATAACTTCCAAGGAGTAAAATGGATATAAAAATTCGTTTTTGGGTATAAATAATACCTAATTGAGCATTTACAATACCCAATTAGGATGGTATCCTATAAATGAGGTGAAGTTCATGGACATTAGACAATTTATGTCAATAGCAGATATAGTTAATAACTTCAGCGAAGCAGAAAAAATTTTGAATGAATACGGTGAAGTAATTATTATCAGTGAAGACAAGCCTAAATATGTTTTAATAGGGATTGATAAGTATAATGATATATTAAAAGGCAGAGAGGGAGGCATAATGGATAAAACAAATAAAGATCTAATGAATACACTTAATAAGATAGGCAAAAGCACATTTGTTGACTATTATTATGTATTTAAAAATGATGATGACCCTATAAGTAAACTTCCTCAAGAATTCACATTAAACTCCAAACGTTCGCGTACATCAAAGGCTCGTAGTATTTTCCGCGACAATTTAAACTTGGAAGCACTTCAGATTATTATTTCATCAAATCGATTGGATTCAGAGCTTATTGAAAAAGCAAAAGAGATTTATAAGAATGAAATAAAGTAGAATATAAGCATTGAGAAAGTGAGGAAATATGGCGAATACAAACTTACTTAAAACTGTAGTTGAAAAAGAAATGATTGATGCTTTCAGCAAAAAATATAGTATTCTACCTATTAATCTATCAAAAAAACAGATGCATGAAATATTTGATGATATGGAGCCTGATTTAATAGGCTATCATATTCAAGAAAAGGCTCTATATTTAGGAGAAATTACAACATCAGGATATATGGGACAAAAAAATCGTGATTACCATGTGGGTGCAGTTAAGAAAGTATTTGAAGCCTTCTCAAGGTTTTATTTGTTCCATGATGACTTTTTAAATATTATTCAAAGAGCTAAAAAAGCAAATATTGGCATTGAAATAGAATCGCTTAAATGTTTTTTCATTGTCCCAGAAGGGAGTAGATTTATTAAGGCACTTGGATATAGGGAGAAATTGTTTAAAACAGGCCACATGAGTTTAGAAACAATTTCACTTACTGAAGAGGCGCATTCAATAATGCTTCAAGTTTTAAAAAAGTCAAAAGATGAAATGAAACTGTAGTCGATACTGAATCGTAAAGTTAGCGCTCTTAATTGAGTGCTTTTTCATGCCCGTTTTCAGGAGGTGAAGACATTTGAAAATACCTATACTATCAAAGATTTTTAGGTCGAGAGCAGACCCAACAAATACCATGTGGCAAAGTGCCTACAGTTTCTTCTTCGGTCCTACACCAAGTGGCAAAGTAGTCAATGAGAGGACTGCAATGCAGACAACGGCTGTGTATGCATGCGTAAGAATATTGGCGGAAACCATTGCATCCTTGCCTCTGCATATCTATAAAAGAACCGATAGGGGAAAGGAAAAAGCTTTTGATCATCAACTGCATTACATTTTACATGACGAGCCAAGCCCTGAGATGACTTCATTTGTGTTTAGAGAGACACTTATGGGTCATCTTTTGCTTTGGGGGAATGCATATGCCCAGATTATCAGGGACGGTAGAGGGAAAGTTGTGGCGCTGTATCCGCTAATGCCAGATAAGATGTCTGTTTGCAGAAGCGATAATGGCGAGATTTATTACAGTTATAGCAAGGCTGGTAGGGTGCATATACTTCGATATTGGGAAGTGCTGCACATTCCAGGCCTTGGATTTGATGGTCTTGTGGGATATTCTCCAATAGCCATGGCTAAAAACGCAATAGGCATGGCAATAGCAACGGAGGAGTATGGAGCAGCCTTTTTCAACAACGGGGCCAATCCTGGTGGAGTGCTTGAGCATCCGGGGATTTTAAAGGATCCTGCCAAGGTCAGAGACAGCTGGAACAGCGTTTATGGCGGTAGCGGGAATGCCCACAAAGTGGCTGTTTTGGAGGAGGGCATGAGCTTCAAGCCCATTGGAATACCTCCAGAACAAGCACAGTTTCTGCAGACCAGGAAGTTTCAAATTAATGAAATTGCCCGTATATTCAGGATACCGCCACACATGGTTGGGGACCTTGAAAAATCGAGCTTTTCAAACATAGAGCAGCAGTCGCTGGAATTTGTGAAATACACACTCGATCCTTGGGTTGTCCGATTGGAGATGGCCATGAAAAAAGCCCTTCTATCTCCAGGCGAGAAGAAGGATTACTTTATTAAGCTGAACGTTGATGGACTGCTTCGGGGAGACTACGCATCGAGGATGCAGGGCTACAGCATAGGCATTCAAAACGGCTTTTTAAGCCCAAACGATGTAAGAGCGCTGGAGGACATGAACACCATAGAGCCTGGGGACGTGTATGTGGCTAACGGAAACCTGCTGAAGCTCGAAGACATAGGCGCTTACGCTAAGAAGGAACTAAACAGTGAAAAGGAAGGAGGGAATAATAGATGAAGTTTTGGAACTGGATAAAAAATGAAGATGGAAGAATCCTCTATCTTGACGGCTACATAGCTCAAGAGAGCTGGTTTGAGGATGAAGTGTCTCCAAGGGAATTTAGAGCTGAACTCGAAGCGACCAAGGACGACATAACTCTTTTTATAAACTCGCCGGGTGGCGACTGCTTTGCCGCAAGCCAGATATATACCATGCTAAAGGAATATCCGGGCAAGGTAAGTGTTAAAATTGACGGACTAGCGGCCAGCGCCGCATCAGTGATTGCAATGGCGGGAGATGAAGTGTTAATGTCTCCGACATCAATGCTCATGATCCATAACCCGAGCACAATTATTTGGGGCGAGGAAGCCGACATGCAGCGTGGAATTGAAATGCTAGCGCAGGTAAAAGAGAGCATTATCAATGCATATGAGGCAAAGACAGGGCTTTCAAGAAAAGAAATTTCGCAGATGATGGACAGGGAAACCTGGATGAGCGCCAACAAGGCCCACGTAATGGGATTTTGCGACAAGGTGCTCTATACAGAGAATGAAGCAGTGCCTGAAGCCTTGATGAATGGCTTTATGTTCGACAAGGCAACGGTTACTAATAATTTCATGGGGAAATTCAATAAAGCAAAAAGGCAGAATATGCAAAATCAAAAGGAAGAAATAATGGGAACCCCATATGAGCATCTGGCCAAAAGGCTAGAGCTACTTAAATAGGAGGAATGCATAGTGAATAAAATTTTAGATCTAAGGGAAAAAAGAGCGAGAGTTTGGGACAGCGCCAAGACGTTTTTAGACAGTAGAAGAGGAGAAAACGGTCTGCTGTCTGCAGAAGACACGGCTACCTATGAAAAAATGGAATCAGATGTTTTGGCACTGGGGAAAGAAATCGAAAGACTCGAAAGGCAAGTTGCCCTTGATCTAGAGCTTTCAAAGGCTACCAGCAATCCTATCACATCAATGCCGGGCTTTAATGCAGACACAGAAAAGCAGGGAAGAGCCTCAAGTGAGTATGAGAGAGCTTTCTGGAATGCTATGAGAAACAAGGGAAGCTATGATGTTCAAAATGCCCTCAAGATTGGAACTGATTCAGAGGGTGGCTATCTTGTGCCGGATGAGTTTGAAAGGACACTTATACAGGCGCTAAACGATGCAAACACCATGAGAAGCATAGCAAAAGTCATCACAACATCTTACGGAGACAGACAAATTCCAGTAGTTTCCTCAAAAGGAACAGCTTCCTGGATTGAAGAGGGAGCAGCCTTCAGCGAGAGCGACGATGCTTTTGGTCAAGTGATCCTGGGAGCTCACAAGCTAGGAACTATAATAAAGATTTCAGAGGAGCTCCTAAACGACAGCGTATTCAACTTGGAGCAATATGTCGCCACGGAATTCGCAAGAAGAATAGGATCAAAAGAGGAAGAAGCATTCTTTGTCGGGGATGCATCAGGAAAGCCAACGGGAATTTTCAACTCAACCGGAGGGGCACAGCTGGGCATTACAGCTGCAAGCAGCACAGCTGTAAAAATTGATGAAGTTATAGACCTTTTCTACTCGCTTAAGTCACCCTACAGGGAAAAGGCTACGTTCGTAACAAACGATGCGACTGTAAAAGAGATAAGAAAGCTTAAAGATGGAAACGGCCAGTATCTGTGGCAACCATCGCTCGTAGCTGGGGAGTCAGATACGATCCTTAATAGGCCGGTAAAAACGTCGGTATACGTTCCAACTATCGAAGCCGGATCAAAGGTCATGGCGTTTGGAGACTTCTCGTACTACTGGATAGCAGATAGGCAGGGCAGATCATTCCAAAGACTAAACGAGCTTTATGCGGCAACAGGCCAAGTAGGATTCAAGGTTACTCAAAGAGTTGATGGAAAGCTGACTCTGCCTGAAGCCATAAAAGTTCTCCAGATGAAAGCGTAGGTGAACAGGATGAGTAATGTAAAAAACTATACAGAGCAAGGCGGAGAAAAAACTGTAATAGGCGGTGTTCTTGAAATTGTAGAGGGTGGCCAGGTTGTCGGTCTGCCCTCTGCTTTTACTCCAGCGGCGTTTCAAGCTGACAGCAGCGCATCGACAATCGCAGGACTGGTAGTCGATTTTAATACTTTGCTTACTAAGCTCAAAGTCGCAGGACTCATGGCATCTGAGTAATGAAAGGGGGTGGGCGTGTTGGTCGTTACACTTGAAGAAGCAAAGCTTTATCTAAGGGTAGATAGTGATGAGGACGATACGCTCATCACTGATTTTATAAATGCTGCTCAGGAACTTTGTGAGGGTATACTTCGCTATCCGATTACGGAATTTATAGCAATACCTGAAGCCGTGAAACAATCTATCCTTTATGCAATCGCCAATTTTTATGAGCAACGTGAGAACATAGACATGAAAGCTGTAATTGATGTCATGACTAGGCTCTTGTTTGCTTATCGCAAAGAGGGGTGGTAGGCGTGAGCGTAGGAGAAATGAGACATCGAATCACCTTTCAAAGGATAACTAATGCAGCAAATGAAAACGGCTTTGAAAGCGAGACATTGGAGGATTACAAAACTGTGTGGGCTTCAGTTTCAAACCTGCAGGGCAAGGAATATTTTGCAGCCAAGGCGGTCCAGGAGGAAAACACAGTCAAGTTTACAATCAGATACCTTGCAGGGCTCGACCAGACGATGAAGATTCTGTTTCAAGGCAAAGTCTACAACATTACATCTATCGATAACATCAAGTATAAGAATAGATACGTGGAGATTAATGCGGCGGAGGTGGAGCTTGGTGGCTAGGATTGAACTCGAAGGGATGCAGGAGCTCATAGATAAAGTCAACAAGCTTGGCAGGCAGGGAGAAATAATCAAGAAAAAAGCTCTTGATAGAGCAGGAAACATTGTAAAAGAGAGCATGGAACAAAAAGCGCCAAGATCTAAGCTGAGCAAAAGGCACATGGCAGATAACATTAAAGTGTCGGAGATTGAACAAGAAAATGGTGTGGATTTCGTCAAAATTGGTCCGAATAAGGGCGATAACTCCGAATTTTTTTATTCAAAATTTTCCGAGTGGGGCACCTCTAAGATTCCAGCTCAGCACTGGGCGGAGAACTCGGTGCTGGAGAACAAGAAGAAAATCAACGATGTAATCAAAGAGGAGCTGGAAAGGGGGCTTGGTGAGCTTGATTAATAAACTTGTAATCGATACTTTAATGCCCCTTGGCGTTCCAGTAGGGTTTCAAAAGTATACGGGAACAACCCAAACGTACATCACATTTCATGAGTATCTTCAGTCGGGCGAGGAATTCGAAGAAGATATGGAGATCTTTACAGGTCATTACATTCAAGTGGATGTGTGGTCAAAGACAGATTACACAGCTTTAGTCAGGAACATAAAGGCATTGCTGATTATTGCTGGGTTTAAAAGATTGGATGAGGCAGACTTTTACGAATCTGATACAGGTTTATATCACAAGGGTATCAGATTTTTTTATTTAGAATCGAAGGAGGTCGATTAGATGGCAAGACAGATAGGACTTAGAGATATTCACATAGCCCTGCTAACCAAGGACGATGATACTGGCGTCACTTACGAAGTACCAGCAAAGCTTGAGAGGGCTATAAGCGCTAAACTCTCTCCGAAGGCTAATTCAGAGAGCATTTATTCAGATGATACAGTCGAGGACATAATAACTGCGTTTGAAGGAGTGGATGTTGAAATTGAAATCAATCAGCTCTCGCTTGAGAGCAGGGCAAAGCTCCAAGGATCCAAGGTGGTCAAAGGAGTGCTGATTGAAAGCAAGGATGACATGCCTCCAACGCTGGCACTTGGATTTAAATCAAAGAAAAACAACGGCAAATACCGCTATGTGTGGCTGCTCAAGGGTAAGTTCGAGCTGGCTTCTGACGAATACGACACAGAGGCGGAAAAGCCCCAGCCTAAGAGCGCAAAGCTAAAAGGCACATTCTTTGCCAGAGATAACGATGGGGACTACCGCTTTATTGCAGATGAGGATGCAACGGGGATCGATCAGACGATAATCTCTGCGTGGTTTACAGCGGTTCCGGCAGAACCTGTACCGGCACCGTAGAGTTAGAAGATTGTTTTGGATTGTTATTTGATAAATAATTGATATAATGTAGATGTTAGAAAATGTACAATTCGTTTTTTTGAAAAATGCTGAAGTAATAGTAGTTATATTAATGCGAGGAGGGTATCATGAGAAGGGTTGATCGAGAAGTTGTATCATTCACTGAAAAGCTTGAGATTATCAACAAATGTAAGGTTTGCCGCATTGCTATGATTGATGCGAATAAACCGTATATTGTTCCATTGAATTTCGGATACAGCGTTGATGATAATACAGTAACTCTGTTTTTTCACAGCGCCAAAGAGGGGCGAAAAGTTGATGTTTTAAGAAGTAATCCTGTCGTTTGCTTTGAAATGGATTGTGAAAACCAACTCATTACAGCGGATATACCCTGCAAATACGGATATGCTTTTGAAAGCATAATAGGAAACGGAAACATAACATTTATTGAAGATGTACATGAAAAAATGGTCGCATTAAATATGATTATGAAGCATCAGACAGGAAAGGAATTTACGTTTGACGAAAAATCTGTTGGAAGTGTCCTGGTATACAAGCTTGTTGTTACGGATTTAAGTGGGAAAAAGAAGGAAAAACGAGTATAATACGCATTTGATTTAATTCTATTTCTATAAATTGCGGCTGAACATTGTAGCCAACATTAACTGCATCTATATTTTTTAGGATTTACTTTAAAGTAAGTCCTTTTTTATTTCCAGAAAAGATAGGAGGCGATGACTTGAAAGCATCAGAATTAAAAAATAAAGGAATCAAATTCAAACTCGGAGCAAGGGAGTATGAGCTTAAATTCAACATGAACACCTTCTGTGAACTCGAGGAAATATACGGAGACATAGGCGAGGCGTTCGAGGATCTCCAAAACATGAAAATCAAAGCGATAAGGGCCCTGATTTACGCAGCAGTCAAGGTCGAGAATGAATCAGTTACGCTAAAAGAGGTGGGAGAGCAACTGGGCCTTAACGATCTTGAAAGGCTAGGGAGTGCGATAAACGAAGCCTTGAACATATCAATGCCGGAGGTGGAAGAAACGATGGGGGAATAGAAAGCCACACTAGTCAAGGAAACTGGGACTGGGGTTGGCTTTTTTACTTAGGAACAAACCTGCTAAAAATGGGCGAGGAACAGTTTTGGAACAGCACACCTAAGAAACTGCAGGCTCTCTTTAAAGTTTACAAGGCAGTCCATGGAATGGATGAAAACAAGGAGCTTGATTACATAGACAACATAATGTTTTAGAGGAGGTGATGCGAATGGCAAGAGACAGCAGCAGTGTAGTTGCAAGAGTGGGTCTCGATGACAGGGGTTTTCAAGAAGGCGTCAGCAAAATCCAAAGGAGCCTAAAGATAGTCCAGAGCGAATTTGCAGCTGCAAGCTCAAAGCTTGGAGACTTTGGAAAATCGACTGAAGGATTAAAGTTAAAATCAGACAGCCTTAATAAACAAATAGAGCTCCAAAAGGAAAAGGTAGCGGCATTAAGTAGGAGCTACCAGGAGAGCGTTGAGAAAAAGGGCGCGGACGCCAAGGCCACCGAGAACCTAAAGATTAAGCTGAATTATGCTAATGCTGAGCTTGGCAAAATGCAACAGGAGCTCAAGGAGACAACAAACGAGCTCAAGACTAAAAGCTCAGCATGGCACAAGCTCTCAGAAAGCATGGACAAAGCTGGAGAAAAGATGAAATCCATGGGCGACAAGATGTACTCTGTGGGCAGCAAGCTATCTACTGCTATCACCTTGCCGATTGTAGGCATAGGCACCGCCGCCACTAAAATGGCCATGGAAGCAGTTGAATCAGAAAACCTCTTCGAGGTTGCAATGGGAAACATGGCCGTGGAGGCCAGAGCGTGGTCCGAGGAAACGTCAAAGGCTCTAGGGCTTAACGCATACAGCGTCAGAAATAGCATGGCTACCTATAATGCAATGCTTACATCAATGGGGCTCACATCAGATGAGTCCTTGAAAATATCGGAGAGCCTGACTCAGCTTTCATATGACATGGCATCTTTTTATAACTTAAAGCCTGAAGAGGCGTTTGAAAAACTAAAGTCAGGTATTTCAGGAGAAGCGGAGCCGCTAAAGGCTCTGGGCATCCTGGTTAACGATACAACCATAAAAACATATGCATACACACATGGAATCGCAAAGCAGGGCGAAGAGCTAACAGAGGCGCAAAAGGTACAGGCAAGGTACGGAGCAATAATGGAGGCCACCAAGAACGCGCAAGGCGACCTGGCCAGGACAATGGACAGCCCCACAAACAAGCTCAGAATAATGAAAGAGCAAGCGCAGCAGATAGGTATACAATTTGGCCAGCTTTTAATACCCATCCTTGAAAAGCTTATTGCAGTCATAAAGCCTCTACTGGATCGCTTCCAAGGGCTCTCTAAAGAGCAACAGGACATGGTAATCAAAATCGCCATGATCTTGGCGGCTATTGGACCGATTATCGCAGTGATAGGGAAAGTAGTGGCAATCGTCGGGGCTGTATCTTCAGCCTTTGGCGCGGCATCGGGAGCCATAGCAGCAGCCGGAGGTGCATTTGCCATAATAACAGGCCCCATTGGCATAGCGGTTGGAGTCATAGCAGGGCTTATTGCCATAGGGGTGGCGCTCTATAAAAACTGGAGCACCATAAGGGGAGTTGCATCGACTGTCTGGAATGGAATAAAAACAGCTATTGAAAATCCGATAAACGCTGCAAAAAACACAGTGAAAAATGCGGTGGATTCAATTCGGAGCTTTTTTAAAAATCTCAAGATACCGGAGATAAAAATACCCAAGATAAAGCTGCCGCACTTTGAACTCAAGGGAAAATTCAGCCTAAGTCCGCCGCAGGTGCCAAAGCTAAACGTCAATTGGTACTCAAGCGGAGGCATATTCAGCAGCCCGAGCATTATAGGTGTCGGGGAAGCAGGAAAGGAAGCGGTAGTGCCGATTGACAGGCTGGATGAGATCATCGCCAGATCACTTGCAAAGGCAGGAATAAAAGCAGATTTAAATGGACAGGACGGCATTTCAAAAAACAACAGTATCACTAATAACTATGAAATAACAATAAACAATCCAAAGCCGGAAGCGGCACCTGATAGCACCAGAAGGGTTCTTCTTCGCCAGTCTTATGGACTAGGGTAACGGGAGGTGATCAATATTTCAGGTCAAAAATGGATCTTTGCAGGAGTTGATTTAAATACAAAAGGCTGGTCAGTCGTTGAAGTGCCTGAGGGAATAGGAACAGTCGGACTTAGAGGCAGCAACGTACAAATACCATTCCAAGACGGCAAGCGCTGGATAAAAAAGCGCTATGAAGAAAGGATAGTAATGCTGCCCATGTGGGTTAGAGGACTGGATCCGATGACAGGGAAAGTACCAAGCGGAGCAAGTCAGGATGAACAGCTTTATGAGAACATAGACTTTCTAAGCAGGCTGTTTGGCAAAAAAGGAGAGCATATTCTTAAAAGAATACTCCCAGGTGGATCAGAAAGAGAAGCCATGGCAGAGGTTTATAAGCAGGTAAACTTTGTAAAAAGCATGCCCGGTTATGCCAAGTTTGCTGTTGAATTATTGCTTTCGGATCCGTTTTTCTATGATGTTCAGAAGAATCGGGAAACACAGACAATCAGCAATGCTTCCCACGAATGGACTCATAACAATCCGGGAACGGCTCCGGCTACAGATGTTGTAATTACCCTAAGTGGCCCAATGGAATCTCCAAAGCTCGAGTGCCTTGGCAGCAATTTGTGGCTTCAGTTTCAAGGAAGCGTAGGCAGCGGGGAGAGCGTGGTTATAAATACCGGGGATTTTACGTGCAAGAAGGGATCTTCGAACATGATATCCGCAATAAAGCATGGAGGAGATGCATGCTGGTTCATCCTCGATTCGGGATACAACCAGCTACGAATAAGCGGAGCTTCAGGCGGCAGCGTAAAGCTGGAGTATTATCCAGCTTATTTTTAAGAAATGAGGTGGTTAAATGTATCCAGTAGTCTTAGAACACAGGATAGCATATGACATAGATGGAACAGAAGTCGGCTATAGGTATATGAGCGATGTTTCACTGGCGACTATATTTGGCAACGGCGTGAGCAGCTGGTTAGATAGCCAGAGCAAGCAGAACCTAAACAGAGAGGATCGAGCACAGGAGTGGGGAAAGTACGATAATGATCCGGGTCTTGCCTTTTGGTTCTTTTTCCCGGAGCTAAGGGAGATAAACAAAATGGGCATCCAGTATCCTGCTAGTGGAATAAGCAATCCCACAGAAAGGCTTATCCAAGGCTCTGTCGATACCACAAACGGCATGGACGGAACCTGGGAAACAGCTGTGTATTCATATCCTACTCCTACTGCTGATTTGGACAACTGGAGAGACAGTATGTTTACAATATCCTTCTCAGGTCCGGTCAAAGCACTTAGATTTGGCATAAGGGAGAATTCAGCTGCCGAAATAATAAAGGTATGCGGCATTCACATATACGGCAGAAAAGCTGCAGGCGAGCAAGTTGATGACATAGCATTTTGCGATGCCTCGGGAAACGAGCTTACATCGCTAATCGAATGGGAGGACAGGCCTGAAGGGACTACGCAGATCAAATCAATCAAGATCAAGAATGCGAGCACGAGCAAAATAGCAAACAACGTAAACCTGCAGCTAAACCATTCGGACTTTACCATGGCTTGGTCTCCTGATGGACCGTGGCAGAGCGTTCTAGACATTGCAAGCATAGGCCCTGGAAGCCTAAGCAGCACAGTCTACATCAGGAACGCCCTGCTGCCTCCGCTGCTTACACTCGGACCAAAGTCAGCCAGGATTATTGCCACAGTCGGCAGCTGGGGATAGGCAGGTGAACTATTATGGGATTACCCGGAATAAATCTGGTTTCGCCAGATGACCTTTACAGCAGCTCGGTTTTAACACTGCACTTTGATGCGACCTATACTGACAGCCTTGATAAGCTTGTAGTTTCAGAAGTTATCTTAGAAGTAGACAGCGCGAATACCTTTGACAGCGCATACAAAAGAAGCAGTACATTTTATAATGTGGCATCCGGAGCAAATTGCAGGGCGGCTTTCGCATTGTCAAATGGTACTTGGTTTTGGCGGGTTACAGCCACAAATGCAAGCGGCAGCACCACATCGGAGACACGTTCATTTTCAATTAATTATCTCTTGAAGAGAAGCCTGTATCAGATAGAAAACGTGGCGAAATTCGGGCCTGCTTGGACAAGAAAGCGAATGCTCCATCTGTTTGAGAACATTGCAAAGTATGGCCCGGATTGGAAAAAAGTGCGAGGTCTATACAATTATGAGAACATAACAAGCGATCCACCGTTTCCTTTTATAGAACGCCTATCTACAACCAGAGCGGCGAAAGGTGCTATTGTGAGCATTTATGGGAATGGATTTGGTGCAAAGGCTGAGTCTGATCCAACAAATGCCGACAGGGCGGCAAGAGGCTATGGCGGGCAGGTATATCTGGGAGAACTGCTTTGCAACGTCATCTCATGGAGCTGGCAGCAGATAGTATTTCAAGTTCCACAAGAAGCAGAAAGCGGTGCTGTTAAGGTAAGGCTCAGTGCGCCAAGCCCTCCAGGAATACGAGACAGCAATGTCATCGGACTTGAAGTATATGAATCCGAGCCTGCGGATGACATCGGCATAGAGCTGTTCGTTTGCGACAAGAATAATCCAAACACAATACTTTGCCAGCTCGATGGAGCAAGAAACAAGTCGTTTCAGGTGCTCCTCAATAATCCCGGCAGCGGCAAGTTCTCCATAAGCAGATACGATGAAAATGGAGGAAGCAGAGAGTATGTGGCAGACCAAAACTACATCCTCTGCAGGCTCGACGGCATAGACTTGTTCAAGTGGATAATAGAAGCGAGAAAGCCTTCATATGTTGACGATAGTGAGCAGCAAATGATAGAGGTGAGTGGCAGAGGAGTCCTTTCCCTGCTAGAGAGGGCTGTTGTTTATCCTGAAGGAATGCCTAGTCCGCAGACCCTTGAGAGGAGCTTCACCGACATGCATGGCGGGGCGATTCTAAGACAGCTCATCCTGGAAGCCCAGCAAAGAGGCTGCCTTCCGGGAGTTATCTTGGACTGGTCTGCAGACAAGGATTCTGTGGGCAACCCGTTTGAGGATCTAACGACAATATCCTTCCATGCTGGAACCCCTATTTCGCAGGTAATAACAAAGCTAAGCGAAGGCATGGGTCTTTTTGACATTGAAATGACGCCAAATCTACATCTGAAACTCTACAAAGTCAAAGGCAGTGACAAGTACGACACGGTTAAATATCGGCCTGGCCAGGCAATATTAAGGCATGAAAACCAAAGCGACAGCACCGGAGTGACAAACGCCCTGCTTGTGGAAGGCGAAGATGGAAGCCTTGTGGAGACCATGCACCCGACCAGTCAAAACGATTACGGAAGGCGTGAAGGATACCTTCAAGCCAGGAACATTGCAAGCGATTGGGCGAAGCTTCAAGACTACGGGCAAATGTTTCTAAGAAGCGCGGCTCAGGTTAGCTGGGGCATACAAGGAACAGTTGTTAAATTCACTGACTCGCTCGGGAGCAAGCTAAAGCCTTTTGAAACCTTCATGCACGGAGACTGGATTGGCTGGTACATACCTCCGGAAGGAATGGATACTGCAGGATTTGATGGTAAGGTGAGAGTCAAGGGAATAACCTGCGAGGAAGACGGCGAAACAGGCCTAATCAGGTATGTGCTTGAGCTCAACAACATAATGCTAGAACACGAAATCAAGATGGCACAGCTTGTGGAGCGACTATCCATGTTTACAAAGGACAGCGTGCTGTCAAATCCAGCGACACAGACTCCTGCAAACATCAGCCACAATCATACACATTCGACGCTACTTGGCTTGGATGCGGATGATCATCCTCAGTATTACAACGAGGCAAGGCATGCGGCTGATTCACATAGCAGCATACAAAGAGTATCGAGCCTAAAAAGATCGGGAGGCAATGTGCTTACTGGGGATGTCACACTTGTTGCTGGAAGCAACGTATCTATCTCACAAAACGATGCATTAAAGAGCATTACAATTTCATCAAGTGGGGGCGGCAGCGGAAGTAGCTATCAGAATCCCATAGACATTCCGCCATCAAATCCTCACAGCATGGATGATGAATTTGACGATGAAACAATTGATGCAAGGTGGAACTGGGTAAACCAAGGTTCGGGTTCTGCTACAGAGGAAAAAGGATATTTGAAAATCTTGATTCCAAGCAACTCATCGGCACTGGTAAGAGGTGTTGTGCAGGCAGCTCCAAGTGGAGACTTTACTGTCACGGCAAAGCTTTTAGGCAGCGATAAGGTGGGATCGTATTTTAAATATGGCGTAATTCTTTCGGAATCTCTAACTGGGAAGCAAAAGTTTTTGAACCTCGAATCAACAGCTCTCGACCAATCTCCAAACGTAATGTGGGAGGACTACAATACTCCGACAAGCAGAAACACATACTCGCGTTATGGCAAAGGATTCACAGTAGGGTATCTTAGGGCGAAAATCTACAATGACTCTGGAACATGGAAAGCAAATCTCATGTATTCGCCAAATGGCATAGCCTTCCCAGTGCATGCATCAGGAGTAGCACTGGGATTTAAGCCGGGATATTTAGGGCTTGGAATAAATAATGAAAATGCTTCGGCAACTTTTGCTGGATATTTTGATTGGATTAGAATCACAGAGCCTTAGGGCTCTTTTTTATTTTAGAAAACAAGGGGGGCGAAACTTATGAAAGACGTTTCAAACTGGAGTCAAATCGCATGCGCTATGATTGGCGCTTACTTAGGTTACTTTTTAGGTGGTTGGGATGGATTCCTTTATGCCCTGGTTGCTTTTGTAGTCATCGATTACTTAACTGGGGTGATGGTGGCTGTCCTGGAAAAAAGGCTCTCAAGTGAAATCGGCGCAAAAGGCATTTTTAAGAAAGTGATGTTGTTTGCACTAGTAGCTGTGGCCCACATTGTTGATGCCCAGCTTATCAAATCAGGGAGCACTATTCGCACAGCGGTTATATTCTTTTATTTGTCAAATGAGGGGATCAGCATACTTGAAAATGCTACAAAGATAGGGCTTCCTATACCTGAAAAGCTTAAAGCTGTTTTAATGCAGCTGAATAAGGAGGAAAACTGAAATGAAAATTAAAATATACCTTAGCCCATCAAACCAGCCCAATAACAAATACTGCATAGGCAATACCAATGAAAAAGAGCAGATGGAGGATTTGGCAAAGCGGATAAAGAGCATGCTCGATAGCGAATATGAATGTGAGACTGTTATGGCAACCTTGTCTCTTGGTATTGGCATGGAAGGAAGAGCAAGGGAAGCCAAAAATAAAGGTTGCGATGTATATCTTGCAATCCATTCCAACGCAGGAAACGGAAAATCGACCGGGGCAGTTGCATTCTACAATCCAGGAAGCGTATCGTCAAGAATCCTGGCGACAAACATTGTAAAAGAGCTAGGTGCGATATGCCCCATAAAGTCAAACAGGGGAATTTCAGTCGCAAGCGGGTTGGAACAATTCAATGGCAAAGGCTACGGAGAAGTAAGAAATCCAGGGGGTCTTGGACTGATAGCAGTGCTTGCTGAAACAGACTTCCACGACAATCCCCATACCGCTAAATGGATAATATCAAGTAAAGACGCGATTGGAAGGGCGTATGTAAATGCCATTGTGAGTACGTTCAATATAGCAAGGAAAAAAGAGACAGCGACCGTGGACGGCGGGAAGGAAGAAAAGCTTTACAAGGTGCAGGTAGGGGCTTTTTCAAACGAATCAAATGCGCAGGCTATGCTTAAAAAGCTCAAGGTGGCGGGATTTGAGGGCTATGTAAAACATGAGTGAATCTTGACTTTCGGAGGTTAGAACATGACTGTTGAACAAGAACAAAAGATCAAGCAGATGAGACAGATGGGACAGAGTTACTCACAGATTGCATCGGATCTGCTTATTTCGATAAATACAGTAAAATCCTACTGCCGGCGAAATAACATTGGCGCTTACAAAATTGAGAAAAAAGAACCAATGAAAGAAATAAATACTATCTGCAAGCAATGCAAAAAACCGCTGGAGCAAGGAAGCAAAGGACAGCCAAAAAAATTCTGCTCGGAGGAATGTCGCCGCGCATGGTGGAAGGCAAATGACAATCAGATTGTTAAAAGTGCATATTATAAGCTTACATGTGCCGAGTGCGGGAAAAGGTTTGAAAGCTATGGCAACAAAAATCGCAAATTCTGTACACATGCTTGTTACATAAAAAATCGATTCGAGAAAGCGAGGGCTTGCCATGACCAAAGAGCAATTTGAGCGCGAAAAGAACTATAGGATATCGATCGCCATCGCCAAGACAATGCTCTCGAGAAGGATCATAAACGAAAAAGAATACAGCAAAATCGATAAAATGCTTGTTGCTAAATACAACCCTGTATTCGGCGGTTTGTAAGCCTTATTAAGCTTGCTATGTATCAAAATCAGAGTTAACATGGTGCTTGAAAGGAGGAGCTTTCAATGACCAGAATAATAAAGAAGATAACGCCTACGGCGCCAAAAGCGCTCATAAAAAAACGCGTTGCAGCTTATGCAAGGGTATCAAGTGGCAAGGATGCAATGTTACAGTCGTTATCAGCTCAAATAAGTTACTATAGCGAATTCATTCAAAAGCGTTATGACTGGGAGTATGTAGGGGTTTATGCAGATGAAGCGGCTACAGGAACTAAGGACAGCAGAAAAGAGTTTCAGCGCCTTATAAGCGACTGTAGAAGTGGCAAAATAGACATGGTCATAACTAAATCAATATCCCGTTTTGCAAGAAATACGGTTACAATGCTTGAAACGGTGAGAGAATTAAAGAGCTTGAACGTAGATGTATACTTCGAAAAAGAAAATATTCACTCAATAAGCGGGGATGGAGAGCTGATGCTTACCATCCTCTCTTCTTTTGCCCAAGCGGAGAGCCTTTCTGTGAGCGAAAACTGCAAGTGGAGGATTAGAAAGCGCTTTGCAGAAGGGGAGCTTGTCAACCTGCGCTTCATGTACGGCTACCGAATTGAAAAAGGCATAGTTAAGGTCAACCCGAAGCAGGCTAAGATTGTCCGCATGATTTTTGGCGATTATGTCAGCGGACTGGGATGCACAGCGATAGCCAGCAAGCTGCGCAGGCTGGGTGTTAAAAGCCTGAGGGGCGGCATCTGGAACTCGGACATTGTAGCCCAGATAATAAAGAACGAAAAATATATGGGTGATGCGCTTCTCCAGAAAAAGCATGTGTCAAACCACCTGACAAAGAAACTCACTGCAAACAAAGACGCCCTTCCCAAATACTATGCGGAAGGCACGCACCCGCCAATCATTGACGCGGCAACTTTTCAACTGGCCCAGGAAATCATGGCTGAAAATCGGATCCTCAATGAGGGGAAGAAGGCCGCAGGAACATACCCGTTCACCTCTAAAATCAAATGCGTCAAGTGTGGGAAAAACTACAAGCGCAAAACCACTCATGGGAAGGCTTTCTGGAACTGCTCGACTCATATTAGGTACGGCAAAGAGGCATGCAGGTCAAAGAGAATACCGGAAGGCATATTGCGTGCTGTTGCTGCGGATGTGCTGGGAATGGAGGTGTTTGATGAGGCGTCCTTCAAGAGCCGGATAAGGGAGATACAGATACATGCCCCAAACCAGCTTTTATTTGTTTTCAACGATGGATGCACCGTTCAAATGGAATGGCAGAACAAATCACGCAGCGAAAGCTGGAGCAAAGAAGCAAAGGAGAAGGCTAGGGAGCGCCAGATGAGTATTCAGGAGGGGGGAAAGGAGAATGAGTTCGGTGCGAGCAGTAAGAATGATACCGGCAACGGCGAGACTTTATGAGCCTGTTGCAAATAATGCCATAGGGCAGAAAAGGGTCGCGGCCTATGCGAGGGTTTCAACAGACAACGACGAGCAGCTTTCAAGCTATGAGGCGCAGGTAGATTACTATACAAGACACATCAAGTCGAATCCAGAGTGGGATTTTGTGGAGGTCTATGCCGACGAGGGCATTTCGGCCACCACCACAAAAAGACGCGACGGTTTCAACAGAATGATTGCCGATGCCTTGGATGGAAAAATCGACTTAATTATTACAAAGTCGATATCCCGTTTTGCCCGAAACACTGTGGATACACTTACAGCGGTCCGCCAGCTAAAGGAAAAAGGCGTGGAGGTCCGCTTCGAGAAAGAGAATATATGCACCATGGACAGTAAAGGAGAGCTTCTGATTACGATTATGTCATCGTTGGCCCAAGAGGAATCAAGGTCGCTAAGCGAAAATGTTACTTGGGGCCAGCGAAAGCGCTTTGCCGATGGCAAGGTAAGCCTTCCATACAAGCAGTTTCTTGGCTATGAAAAAGGTGAAGACGGCCTGCCGAAAATTGTTGAAAAGGAAGCTGAGGTCGTAAGGCTTATATATAGACTCTTCTTGGAAGGGAAAACAATGGCATGCATAGCAAGGAATCTTGTTGAAAAAGGCATACCGACACCTAGCGGCAAAAAAAGATGGCAATCAAGCACGGTAATGAGCATACTAACCAATGAAAAATATAAGGGAGACGCCATCCTTCAAAAGACATTCACAGTAGATTTCTTAACTAAGAAGAAGAAAGTCAACGAGGGTGAGGTTCCGCAGTACTACGTCGAAAACAGTCATCCTGCCATCATAACTCCTGAGGCATTCGACCTTGTCCAAAGCGAGATAAAAAAACGCAGGGAAGCCAAAGGGTATAAGACCGGAGGCAACTGCTTTTCTGGAAAAATCATATGCGGGGAATGCGGAAGCTTTTACGGCAAGAAGGTCTGGCATTCCACGACAAAATATCGCCGGATAATCTGGCAGTGCAACCATAAGTTTAAAAATGATATAAGGTGTAAAACTACGCATCTATATGAAGACAAAATTAAAGATGTATTTGTGGAAGTATTTAATGAAATTATTAATAACAGAAATGAATTTCTGCAATGTTATGAAGATATGATTAAAGCCTTAACAGATACATCTACACTTGATAAAGAAATTGCTAAGAAGCAGGAAGAATTAGAAATTGTAGCAGAGATGTTACGTAAAAGCGTACAGGAAAATGCAAATTTCACATTAAATCAAGAAGAATATCAGCAGCGTTACAGCGCCCTTTATCAGCGCTATGAAAATGAACAGAAAGGGATTGCCGAAATAAACGACAAAAAGAGGGAGCAAAACGGTAAATATGAAAGCATAATGGAATTCATACGTAGGCTGGAGCAGAGTAAAACCCTGCTGACTGAGTTTGATGAAGGGCTTTGGAATTCTATTGTTGAAGCTATAAAGGTGCATTCAGAAAATAGGGCATCATTATTTTTTAAGGATGGAACTGAGCTGGAATTGAATATTTAG